AGGTATAAGAGATAAAGAAAATAAACAGGGCAAACAATACGGAGCATTGGATTTTAAACGACAACAAACGGATACAAACGGCTACTAGCAGGTAGCTAGTGCCATAAAAAAAGCTAGAATATTCTATCAAAAAAACAAAAATATTGTACCCCCCCATCGATTTTAAAAGATCTTTTGTTTTTCAAGATCATCGCGTATATTATATTATTACCCAAACCCCCTATATGTGTAATATATTTTTTTTGTATCTTCGTAGTCTAAATTTAAAGTTATGAAACAAGTAGGGTCAATAATGCAAGAGCATTTAAATAGTAGAGACAGGCATGAGATGCTTTCTAGAGGTAACTATTATGAGACAGGTATTTCTAAATTTGCAAGAATGCGTAAAGACAATAACCAGAGAAGTGTAGTTCAAGACATTGCTGATGGAATTGGATTGGCAAAAAGCAGAGAAGAAATGAGAGAATTTTTTAAACGTTAACTTTCTTCCCAAAGTTAATTTTGTTTTCCAAGAGGCACGTACTTAGTATTTGCCTCTTTTTTTATGCTTACTTTTTAAATCTATGCTTAGTTTATTTTTAGTTTATGCTTACTTTCTTTCTCTTAAGTACTATGGATAAAGAATATGTTATAAATGCTTTCTTTTTTCTATTTTTACAGGGAAATAAAAATATATAAATATATAAACTCTATAGAGAGAGTATGGTAAGAAAAAGTGAGCATTTTAGTATCTAATAAAAAAGCTTATATTTGTACAATAATTTAATTTAATAAATACAATATGAATCCAAGGGAATTACATTTTGACAAAGAGGGAAGAGAAAAATTATTAGAGGGCATTACTAAGATGTCCAAAACTGTAAAGAGTACATTAGGCCCATTAGGTAATACTGTAATGATGGAGTCTATGAATCACACAAGGGGAATGATTATCACCAAAGATGGTGTGACTGTTGCCAAGGAGATTGAGTTTGAAGATGCTGTAGAAAATTTAGCGGTAAAGATGATGAAGGAAGCTTCTGATAGAACTGCTACTTCAGCTGGTGATGGAACTACTACTGCGATAGTTTTGACTGAGGCCATTATAAAGGAAGGTATGCGACTGATAGATCGTGAGCCTAACATAAATACAAGTCAATTGGCTCGTGATATAGTTAAGGTATCTGAAGGAATCATAAAGAGTTTAGATAAATCTTCAAAGAAAGTTTCTGGTAATACTTTACGTGACGTTGCTACTATCTCTACCAATAATGATAAGGATTTGGGTAAGATGATCGCTGATGCTTATAAGGATTTAGGAAAAGACGGTAAGTTAACTGTTGAGAATAGTAAGACGGAAGACACGTATTGTGACATTACTAAAGGAATTAAGATTGACAGAGGATATTCATCGAAGCTTTTTATAAATAACCACCGTAATGACGAGTGCATATTAGATGATGTGTATATTTTAATGACGGACATGGAGATAACTAACATTCTTCAGATTGAAAATGTGTTGAAGCCGATTATAAACGAGAATAAGAAGCTACTAGTAATTGGGAATTGTTCTTCAAATGTAACTAACACACTGGCTGCTAATGTAGTACAGAACAGCCTTAAGCTTTGTAATATTATGCCACCATCGTTTGGTTATAAAACTAATGAGCTAATGGGTGATATTGCTTTGGCCACAGGTGCAAAGTATTTTAGTGAATCACAAGGAGACAACATAGGTATGTTGACCATGAAGGATTTGGGTCATGCGGATAAGATAGTAGTTGGGAAAAACGAGACTATTATAATCAAAGAAGGTGAGCGCACTGAGGATATTCAGGACAGAATAAAAGAACTTAAGATTCAGAAAGAGAATAACAGCAACAAAAACGAAAGAGATTTCATAGATGAACGTATTTCATTACTAACTGGTATGGTTGGTGTAATATATGTTGGTGCGAACTCAGATATTGAGCAAAAAGAAAAGTATGACAGGGTAGAAGACGCTGTTTGTGCTGTACGTTCTGCTATTGAGGAGGGTATATTACCAGGAGGTGGTATCGCATTGCTTAGATGCGCGGAAGATTTGAGTGACGGACACGCGAGTGATGTGTTATATGGTGCGCTTATAGCTCCGATTGAACAGATTCTTATTAATGCAGGAGAGGATGTAAAGGATATAAGAGATAAAGTATGTTCTTGTTCTGATGTTCCTAAGAATTTTGGATATGATGTAAAAAATAGAGTGTATGGAGATATGTACAAGATGGGTATTATAGATCCTGCCAAGGTTACGAAGAACGCGCTGAAGAATGCAGTGAGTGTAGCCACAACAATATTAAGTACAAACGCAATAGTAACCATGAAAAGAAAATAATGAAAGCAATAGGGAAGTATATAGTTATAGAAGAGATTAAAGAACAGATAACAACTAACTCTGGAATTCTTTTAACGTCAGATGACAGCGACCAATTAAGATATAAGAAAGGGTTGGTAGTTATCCCTGGTACAAGTGTTGACACTGTAAAAAAAGGTGATACTATTTATTATGATAAAAGAGCTGGGCATTCCATGATTTTAAATGAAAACATGGTTAGTATTATATCAGAAAATGATATTGTCGTAGTACTATAGTCCGTCTTTTATTTCTTGATTCATCTTTTTAATCATTTTACGGTAAACTTTATTACTGTATTCCGTTGATTTGTTAAAAATTGGGTTGTTTCTTCGGTCTTCGGAGATTACTTCTTCTTTATTTAACTTTTTATAAATTGAAGCGCATACGCGCTTACCCTTAAAGCCGAGTTCGTAAAGAGTAGACTCTCTTCCTTTACGTTCTCGCCACTTTATTATCCACTCATCTTTCAACATTTTATGAAATCTGTTCTTATCCCAGGACATTATCTCATTAAATTCTTCAAATTCAAATTTTGTGAACAGCCCTTCGCTATAAAGGAAGAGCATCATCTCAATATCTGCTGTTCCTAGGCCGTATTTAGCTCTAGCCCACTGTTTTATAACCTTCCAATACTTTAAATAGTCTGCATTGGGTTCTTTTCTATCGTAGTTTTTACGAAATCTTGTCTTAAATTTCATTGAATTAAATTTTTTATCTTTGCTAAGATAACTTTTTTATATGGCATTAGGTAGAACAGCAAAATATTATAGGGATAATCCTGAAGCAAGAAAGAAAAGACTTGCTTACCAGAAAAGATATAACGCTAGAAAAGCTCAGATAGCTCGAAGAGTTAGAAATAACAGAGAGAATCATAAGTTTGGAACATATGGCAATTATGATGGAAAGGATGTTTCTCATAAAGGGAAAAGAATTGTTTTAGAAAAAGAATCTAAAAATAGAGCTAGTAAATCAAACACCCCTGGTGATAGAAGAGCTAGAGGAAAGAAAGGAAAAGGAAGAAAGAACAAAGGTAATAAAGGGGGTAAATAATAATGGCAAAGAAAGGAAGAACAAAAGGAAACAAGATATGTCCATCAGGTATTGCATGGGCAAAAAAAACATTTGACAAGTACCCATCTGCGTATGCGAACATGGCTGCTAGTAAATACTGCAAAGATCCTAACTACGCAAAAAATAAAAAATAATTATGGCAAGAGATTTAAAAAACCCATTATCACCAAGTACTGTACCGAGCTTTAGAACGGCTTTTTCAACTGCAAAAAAATCAGGAAAGAAAACATTTAACTGGAAGAACAAAAATTACACTACTACAACTGCGGCTAATTTGGCAAAAAATATGTCAAATAAAAATTTATATAAAGCTGAAACAACAGCTTATAAAAACACAGTAAAAGTAGGAAACAGACCTGATGATAATGTAACTCCTAGAAAAAGTACTGACTTACAAAAATCTACGGAAGAAGTATTTCAGTCATACTCTAAAGAATCATTAAAAAGAGAGATTAAAAAATCGAAAAAAAATTAATTATGAAAAAAAAATTCAAAACACACATGATGTGTAAAAAAGACAGGTGCATTAAGGTCAATTCTATGACAGAGCATTTTAAATTAAAAAAAGACGGATACACTCATAATAAGAAAAAATAATTATGGAAAAATTTATAGACTACTTACAACATCAATGGAATAGACTAATGTATAAATTAACATTTAGAAATTATAAAAATAAATAGTCATGCCAACAGTAAATTATAAATGTGGAGACACAGGGAAGTCAATGAAGAAAAGTTTTCCTTACAATGCTATGGGTAAAGCTCAAGCACACACATTTGCAAAAACTATGGGTGGTTCTATGAAGAATAATCCTACTACTAAAATGACTGAAGAAGGTTACTAATGGGTGAGCTTAAAAAGTGGAGAGATGAGAAGTGGGTTCGTATAGGAACGGATGGTTCTATAAAAGGAGCTTGCGGTACTAGCAAAAATAAGAAGAATCCAGATAGGTGTTTGCCTTTGGCTAAGGCTAAGTCTTTGAGCAAAGCAGAAAGAGCTAAGACGGCTAAAAAAAAGAAGGCATCAGGAGGAAAGAAACAGTTTGTCTCAAACACAAAAAAAGCGAAAGTAACTAAAAAATATACTAAGTAATGGCAACACCAAGGAAAGGTAAAGCGAAAGTAAAAATTACTAAGTCAGGTAAAAAAGTAAGCTACGGTCAGGCTGGTAAAGCCAAAGGAGGAGGGCCAAGAGTAAAACCCGGCACATCTAAGGGTGATAGTTATTGCGCTAGAAGCTTAGGAATAAAGAGGGGTTTGTCTAGAAAAAAAGCAAACGACCCTAATACTCCTAACAATTTATCTCGAAAGAGATGGAAATGTTCAGGCGCTAAATCTAGAAAATAAAATATTAGTATATTTGTATTATGAGTAAATTCAATGAATTAGTTAAAAAGTTAATGTCTCAAGGAAAATCTGAGACAGCTGCTAAAAAAATTGCATACAGCATAGGTGCTAATAAGTATGGAAAAAAAGGAATGGCTAGGAAAGCATCAGCAGGGGTAAGAAAATCAAGAAAATAATTATTAATAAGTAAATTTATATTATGAAAAAGCAAGGTTACAATTCAAGACTTGATGAGTCTTTAGCAGCAAAAAACGGAAAAAAATCTCAATCTATGAAATCTCGTAGAGACGAATCAAAGGCAATGTCTAAAAAAGATTACGGACATGCTTATGGTGGAGATCATTCTATGAAGTATGAACATCATTTAGGAAGCAATTCTAAAATATTTCAAAGATAAATAATGAAATCAAAAGGATTTGGTGATACTGTGGAAAAATTCACAACCGCTACAGGGATTAAAAAAGCAGTAAATGCAGTTGCTAAAGCAACAGGGAAACCCTGTGGTTGTGGTGAAAGGAAAGACACTTTAAATAGAGTTTTTCCTTACGATAATAAATAATAAGATAAAACAACAACAATGGCATATCAAAAATTACAAACAAGTAGAGCTGCTGTAGTAACTCCTAGTGATACAGTAGACATACCAAGTATTTCTACTCAAAACGGAAGGGGAAATAACGGCTGCGTATTATACGTAGGAGTAGGAGGAGACTTAACTGTTTTAACTGCAGGCGGTGACAAGGTTTTATTTACAGGATTTCCTACAGGAGGGTTTTTACCTGTACAAGTGGTGAGAGTTTTTGCAACGGATACAACGGCTGCTTCGATTTTAGCTCTTTGGTAATAACAAATTAATAAAAACGTATGGGTCTTGCAATAGGTATAGGTAACGGTATATTGTTTACCAGTCAAAGGGGTGTTTCCAGTATAATTCCAAAGCTAATAATTGATATATGCGCTAGGGCTACTTACTGTGAGAACAAAACCTGTACAACCTCAATTTTACTAGAAATAGAGAACATACAATATACAGCATCCGCAGTGCCAGTTGGATTCCTAGCAAGTTATCCAGGTGCTTCTGCTGCGTATTCTTTAAGAAACCTTATTGATACAACCACAAATGTTGTAAGAGTGAGACGTTCAAGTGATAACAGAGAACAAGACTTTTCAGCAACACAAATAACAGATGGAACACTAACAACCTTTACTGGGGCAAACGATGGGCTTGTAACTATTTGGTATGACCAATCGAGTAATGGGTATGATTTTGCACAATCCTCTGCAATTAATCAGCCTAAAATAGTAAATAGTGGTGTTCTTATTTTAGAAAACGGAAAACCCTCAATAAAATGGGACGGATCAAATGATAGACTTTCAAACTCTTCAGAAATAAGCGCAAATTTAAGTGATTATTCTTTTTTCGCAGTAGTTAAGAAAACAACAGGATGGTTATTTGATACCTCTATAGGTAGAATGGTAATTGACTTAAATCAAACACTTGCCTCCAAGTTTTATGCGGGTAATAGCGGAAGAGGTAGTCAAATAATAAACAACAATCAGTCTCTTCGTTCTTTCTTTTTAGATAGTTCTAATGGTGCGGATGTTTATGTAGATGGCGATTTAAATCAAGGCGGATTAACTTATCCTCAAGAAAAAATAACAAGTTTCCAAACACTTGGTTCTGATATAAATTCTGGGGGCGGTACTTTTTCGAATATGTCTTTACAAGAATTTATTATATATAATTCAGTTCAATCCTCAAATCGAGTTGGAATAGAAACTAATATAAATAACGAATATGATGTATATAGGACTAATGAGGTTAGTGGATTATTATTTGATTATCCTGGTTCAATCGGTGCATACAGCTTAAGACAATTAGTGTTTTATCAAGATGGTCATACTCCAAATTTAATAAGGGTAAGAAGAAGTTCAGATAACGCAGAGCAAAATTTTACAGCCACAGAAATAACAGACGGTACATTAACCACCTTTACAGGTGCTAATGATGGATTTATAACTACTTGGTATAATCAAGCGAGGAATATAGGAGATCTTATATCAGCAACGGCAGCGAATCAACCACAAATAGTTAGTAGTGGAACTTCACTTGGCTATATTCAAAGTTTGGGTTCTACGCAACTTAATAGCGATATCAAATATATTAACAGTACTGACTACTCTACCTTTTTTGTAGGACAAAATACTGGTCAAACTGTTTGGGGGGCTGACTCAGGAACTGGTTATTACGCAGTTGCACTTGCTGGAAGTAATAACGGGAATGTTAGTGGGTTTACTGAAGGAAACCGATATTCTAATGGTTCATTGATTGGCGCAACTTGGGGCGATATGTATAATGCGTTATCATCATTTGCTCAAGTTACTGCTTTGGTTAGAAGACAAAGTGTTGATAGAAACATTCGTATTGGGTTTAATACTTATAATAATGGAAGATATAAGGAGCTCATAATATACGGAAATCAAAGCGTAAGCAGAACAGGCGTTGAAACTAATATCATAAACCATTATAACTTTTAACTAGGGAATAGAAACTAATATTAATAACGAATACACAATTTACTAATGACACAAGAAATAACAGGGTATAAATACCTAATAGAACAAGAAGCAATTGATGCTCGTAAAGCGTGTGCAGATTATTATGGTTTACCTAAAACACCAGAGGATACAACTCTATACTGGGTAGACTACAATACAGCAGAAGATGATACACCCGTATTTTGGTACATTACATTTGATGATAGTATTGAGATGATATTAGGAACACCAACAACATTTGAAGTAATATTTCCAGAAGAACCAATTATATAATTAAATATGGCCAATTTATTAGATCAAGCATCGATAGTATTAACACCCACCGCTTACGACAATGGTAAGGTGTTATGCGCAAAACCCATAGATGGATCGGGGGATTTCGACTTCAGCAGGAATTCTGCGGCAACGCGCGTTAATTCTCAAGGGTTAGTTGAAGATGTACAGATAATATCTGGTAATAAGATTACAAACGGAGATTTTAGTAACGGCTCTACAGATTGGATTATAGAGGCAGCTTGGACAATTAGCGGAGGTGTTGCAAATGGTAATGGAGCAAATGGTACTAATCAGGAATTAGTACAAAGCAACAATTTGGCGATAGGTAAAACTTACAGCATAACTTACGAGATAAAAAACTATGTAAGTGGTGTTGTAAGTACTAGAAGACCACTTACTAGTGGTAGGTCAGCAAATGGAGTTTATACTGAAATTGCAGTATCTGCTAGTACTGCTCTTATTTTCAAAGGAGGTAACTTCAACGGTTCTATAACTAATATTGTAATTAAAGAAATTACAAATGATACTAACCTACCTAGAATAAACTACGAGGGTTTCAGTTTTGATGGTAGCGGTGATATAATTCCAAATAGTGGCTGTGGAAGCTGGTTGTTTGAACCACAGAGTACAAACCTAATAACATACAGCGAGAATTTTAATCAGTGGGGTAACCTTGGTAACCGTTCAGCAGTTACATTAAACTCAATAATTAGCCCAGACGGAACAATTAATGGCACTAAGCAAACTCAAATTGTGGCAAATAATAGCGTAAGGCTAAGATTTTCGGCAATATTAACTATAGGCACTGAGTATACTTTTTCTGTATTTGCAAAAAAAGGTAATTACGACAAATTGGTTATGAACATATCTGGAGTAAGTACAAATTTTACTTTAACAGATAATTGGGTGCGATATGAAATTACCGCAACCGCTCCAAATAATACCTTTGTAGATGTTGGTATATCTCAAGGCTCTATTGGAGACTTTATTTACCTTTGGGGGGCTCAAGCAGAAGAACAATCTTTTGCGACTAGCTATATTCCCACCTCTGGAACACAAAAAACAAGAAACCAAGATTTATGTACCAACGGAGGGAGTGTTGCAACAATTTCTAGTACATCGGGTGTTTTATATGTAGAGGCTGCTAAATTAAATGAAAATTCTCCAAATTTTAAACCTATAGGTTTGACCAATGGTTCACAAGATGAAAGATTAGTTATTATATTTGGACAAGGTCAAGAAAAAATTAGGTTTCAAGTAAAAAACAATGGTTTAGTTGTTTTTCAAAACGACTTTAATGTTACGTCATTATCACAACAAAATAAAATTGCAATTAGATATTCAAATACAACGGGATATGCCTTTTTTATTAATGGTGTAAAAGTAGGTGTTAATCCAAGTTTGATTGTGCCGCCAATAACAAGATTAGATTTTGGTGTTTTAAGCAATTTCAACGGAAAAACTAAATGCCTAGCAGTATTTCCACTTTTAACAGATACAGAACTACAAGAACTTACAACGATATGATGCAAATATATAAAACGAATTTTCCAACAGAACAACAAGGGAAAGACTACCTATTAAATCTAGGGGTAATAGTAGAAGTAGACGGAGAAATAGTTTTTGCGCCAACAACAGCAGCGGTTGTATATATCGGTAAGGTGGTAAAGATACCAGCCACATACGATGCAGATGGTAATATTTTAACTCCTGCGGTTTTTTATGACGGATTTGCAATTGATGTAATGAGTAGCGACTTGTTAGACTTTGGTACATTTGAGGTGTTTCCAGCAGACAAGGCAGCACATAGCTTTTACGGATGGGCAAAGGATGCAGAAGTACCACCAATTAAAAAAAAAGACGAGAACGTAAAAAGCGTAGAAAACGCAGAAAACGTAAAAATAAAGTAAAAGAATAATAAATTTGTATACATGAAATCAAACAATATATATATATACCAAAATAATTCTTGGATGATTGATGTTCAAATGAATTACAAACTAAAGAATGTTTAATAAAATGACCATATCAGACTTGAAAATATACCTGCTTAACAGCATTACATTTGCTGTATCTTTCAGTAAAATAGAAGCGGTCTTAAAATTAATATTACTAATAGGATCAATAGTATACACCGCACAAAGAATATACGTCAACTATAAAAAAAATAAATGAGATACTTTACAACATCAGAATTTGACTCTCCAGACAAGCCAGGAAGCGGAAGCCTAATGAGTGAAACTATTATTGAGATGCTAGACGATGTCAGGGGTAAGTTTGGTAATCCTATTGTAATTAACAGTGGATATAGAACGGAAAAACATAATTCAAAAGTTGGAGGGAAACCTAAAACTGAAACATCAAAGGGGTCAAGCCATATGTATGGACTTGCGGTTGATATAAAGTGCGATAACTCATCAGACAGATATCACTTGGTGTTTTTACTACAGGAAACAGGATTTCAAAGGATTGGAGTTGGTAATACATTTATCCATGTAGACATCGACTTTGATAAGTCTCAGGAAGTAATATGGACATACTAGCATGGAAGACAAGAAAAGAAAAAATAACGGAAAGGGCACTAACGTAGGCAACGCACTTCGTTGGCTAGTGAAGCAGGGTAAGAGCGTTTCTCCTGAACTTTTAGACCTTGCTGGTAACATAACAGGGATAAAGCAATTAAACTTATTAGGGACGGCTATACGAGGCGACAAGAATCTTAGTGAGCCAGACAAAAGTATTCTTCTTCAGGAAATGGAGAACGACATGATTGAGATGGTTGAGGTAACAAAAAGGCTTGCTATGGATAACGAGCATGCCGTTACAAGACTTATAAGGCCTGTAATGACAGGGTGCATGTTTGTAATGTTTTTAGCCTGTGTATTCTTCGATGGAAATTTAGGTGAATTTACAATAGATAAGGCATACGTTCCTGTGATACAGTCACTCTTTGGTACTATGACTATATTTTACTTTGGGAGCCGTGGCATCGAAAAAGTAATGAAAACCTTTAAAGATAAAAAATAGTATCTTTGTTATAATAAAAAAATAGCCATGGCAAAAATTAGTACATACTCAGTAGTTAGTCCAAAAGGGGCAGATAAAATAATTATTAGTGACGCAGATGGAAGTCCTTCTAACGCAACTAAAAACGTTACCGTTGAAGGACTACAGACCTTTATAAATGATGTTCCAGCACCAACACTTCAAGAGGTAACCACATCTGGCAACACTACAAACAAAACTATAACCACACAGGGAATAAAGTCTGAAGGCACGAGAGATACAGACCTTGTTGTTAAGGTTGGAGACTATGACGGATCGCTTAACAAAACTAAATTAGAGGTTGATGTTGCTAATAAAAAAGTAACTGTAGAATCAGATATATTAAGTCTTAATAAACTTGCAGGCAATAGAACAGAAATAACATTTAACCCAACTGCTACTAGGTCAATAGCTATTCCAAATGCTTCGGGTACAATAGCACTAACATCAGATTTGCCAAGTGCAACGCCATGGAATACAGATACAAACGGAATAAACTACCAGGCAGGAAATGTAGGTATTGGAACTGTTAGCGGTGGTGACGCTTTAACTGTTGATGGTCAGATAACTTCAAGTAACATTGAGACTGGTTTTATTTTGGTTGAAGGAAACGCGACTATTGATGACGCACTTTCAGCAGGAAGTGTTACGGCTACTACATTAACAGGAAACCTAGTGGGTACGGTAGACACAACCACCACAGGAATAACACAGCCAAGTACAACAGACAACAACTTACTTGCTACTACAGCATTCGTTCAAGACTTATTGGGTGATATAGTATCAGGATTACAATTTCAAGAACTATGGAATGCGACAACAGACATTCCTGACCTTTCTACCGCTACTCCTAGTAACGGAGATTTTTGGATAGTAGAAGTAGCTGGTAATACAAACTTAAGTGGAATTACAAGTTGGGCCGTAGGCGACTGGGCTATATACATAGTCCCAGCAGGTGGTGGTGCAGCGTTTTGGCAAAAAGTAGATAATACTACATCAATAGCAGGAAACGGTACAGGTAATCAAGTTGCAAAATGGAGTGGAGCAGGAGCTTCCACTACACTAACTAACAGTATTATAACATCTACAGCAACCGCTGTAGGTATAAATGTACTTAATCCAACAGACGCACTAGAAGTTAATGGACAAATTCAAGGAACATCGCTTGATATAGCTAGTGGAGCTTTAATTCAAGGTAATTTACAGGCAGATCAAGATTTAAATGTGGATGGTGTTACAACATTAGGTACTACAACAGCTGGAGGTAATTTACAGGCAGATCAAAATTTAAATGTTGATGGTGCTACAACATTAACTTCTGTAACAGCTTCAGGTACTTTAGGTGTTACTGGAAATGCAACATTTGGAAATGTAGATATTCAAAACACATTAACTGTTGGGAATCCTGCTACATTTAGCTCAGAGGTTATTACGCCAGAATTACAGGTTGATAAAATACTTGTTGAAATTCCAGGCAATATAATAAAAGTAAAAAACCCAGGGGTTGCTGACCAATTAGAAATTATAGGTGAAAGTGGTGTTGATATTGTAAGCGAAGATGGACTAACATTAGAAGTTTCAGATGTTTTTGAGTTTAGGGGCTCGGCAGGAATAAGTGTTTTTAATGGAAACGCATTAAATGCTTCCCTGGATGTTAGTCAGATAACAACATCAAGAAATTTTCAGTTTCCTGATAACAATGGAACTATAGCGCTACTAAGTGATATCACACCAACAACTGGGCCTTTACAATGGGTAGGTCAGATAGGAACGGATATCTTTGGTGTTCCATCTATTAATAGAACACAGTCTTCTACATTATTTGTAGGAGACCGAGTAACCACTCCTGCCACATTTAGAGATATATCATTTTCTAAAGACGGAGTAGGAAATTATAGGATTAGAATAAACTTTACTCCAGATACTGTCCCTACAGATATAGCCAAACTAGCCTTGCAGTTTGGTGATAGCGTAGCTAGGGTTTATAGTTTCTCACAAGGAAGTCAAACTTCAGGGGGGATAACCGTATCTTATAAAGAATTTTTGTTTAGAACATACACTCCAGAAGGGGTGTTGTCTGACGGACAATTAGATGGGTCAGAAGCAGCTATGACAAGCGTTACGCTTTATCCATAAATAGCAGTCTAACATTACAAAGTACCTCTGTTTATTCGGGGGTATTTTTTTTTGCTTATATTTGTTGTAAATTAAATTAAATGGAACAAATAAGAAAAATATCAATAGGCGCTGATTATAAATCAGGAGCCATGCATTATATTCTAAATCAAGAAATATTTGGTGGTACACATGTAATTCATTTAATTAAAAAAAATGAATCAAATCAATCACTAACTATTTTTATTGAAAACAAAAAGGGAGAAATATTTCTTTGGAAAGAATTTAATTCTTCTATTCCTGTTTCAATTGAATATAATATATATTTTGAATGAAATCACCTTTTTATTTTATAGTAAAACCTAAAGACAATAGGAGATACGATAACACTAAAAAAATAGGTAATATAGATTTTATTACCAGTACATCAAAGGAAGATCATATCGCATCTAACCGATATGCAGTAGTGGTAGAAACCCCAATAAACTATTCTGGTCCTATAGAAATAGGAGACATGCTTTTAGTTCATCATAATGTTTTTAAATATTATAATGATATGAAAGGAAAAGAAAAAAGTGGAAAAAGTTTTTTTAAAGATGATTTATTTTTTATAGATAACGATCAGTTTTTTATGTATAAACATAATAATGTTTGGAATGCACATTCTAAATATTGTATGATAAAACCAATACCTAAAAAAAGTTATTATTTAAAAAGTCATGAAGAAGAAGAACCCTTAATGGGTTTAGTAAAGTATTCTAATAAATACCTAATCAGTAAGGGGGTTAATAAAGGAGACAAGATTTCTTTTAAACCGGAAAGTGAATATGAGTTTGTGGTAGATGGAGAAAAATTATACAGAATGTTTGACCATCAAATAACTTTATCTTTATAATATGGATGTAGATGAAATAAAATTAAGGATTATAAAAGCTGGTGAAAAAGCTGTTAATCAATTAATTAAAGTTGCAGAAGAACATATAATAAAATATGGAGAAGATGATGAACTTGCTGCAGACAAATTAAAAAATGCTGCTGCTACAAAAAAATTAGCCATATTTGATGCTTTTGAAATACTTACAAGAATAGAAGCAGAAAAAAATATGATAGAAGGAAATACTACAAACGAAAAAAAACCAACACAGGGATTTGCAGAACGAAGATCAAAATAGTTTAATAAAGGAATTAACTAATTTCTTACCTAAAACTGTTATAGTTAATAAAAACAAGGCTAAAGCTTGGGACTATGGTTATAATGAAAAATACGACTTTGTAGTTATTTCAAAAACTGGAGAAATTCAAGACATTATAGAAATAAGCGGAATAAGAATAGCACTTCCAAAGCCACCTAAAAAAATACATTCAAGAAGTAAAAAGAAATCTGAACAATATTGGGAGTCTTTTGAGTATCCGAAAAACTTACAAAAAATAAAATCTATATTCCAATGGCATGCAGCTCCTTCATCATTTAAGGACGAGTGGGTAGATTATATTGAACAAGAATTTGATAGAAGAGAAGAAGGTTTTTGGTTTATGAATAATGAGATACCTACTTATATTACGGGTTCTCACTATATGTATATTCAATGGACAAAGATAGATGTTGGTCTTCCAGATTATAGAGATGCAAATAAAGTTTTTTATTACCATTGGGAAGCTTGTAAGGCTGACAAAAGAAGTTTTGGGCAAGATTATTTAAAAATAAGACGTTCAGGATTTTCTTATATGGCTAGTGAAGAAGCTAGTAACATAGGGACAATAAGTAAAGATGCTAGAATTGGAATACTTTCTAAAACGGGTTCTGATGCTAAAAAAATGTTTACAGATAAAGTTGTTCCAATTGTAAATAATTACCCTTTCTTTTTTAAACCTGTGCAAGATGGTATGGATAAGCCTAAGACAGAACTAGCGTTTAGAGTTCCTGCATCTAAGATTACAAAAAAGAACATGTATCAGGAGGATGAAAATATTGTAGAAGGCTTAGATACTTCTATTGACTGGAGAAACACAGGAGACAACAGCTATGATGGAGAAAAATTAAAACTACTTATTCATGATGAATCAAAAAAATGGGAAAAACCTAATAACATACTAAACAATTGGAGGGTTACAAAAACGTGTTTGCGTTTAGGTAGTAAAGTTATTGGAAAATGTATGATGGGTTCTACTGCTAATGCATTAGAAAAAGGTGGAGATAATGGTAAGAAATTATATTTTGATTCTAAAGTTAATAACAGAAACCGTAATGGACAAACTAAGAGTGGTTTGTATAGTTTGTTTATTCCAATGGAATATAACATGGAAGGTTTTATAGATAGATATGGAATGCCTGTATTTAAAACTCCAAAAAATCCAATAATGGGTATAGATGGAGAATACATAAAACAAGGCGCTGTTGATTATTGGGAGGCTGAAGTAGATAGCTTAAAGAATGACCCTGATGCATTAAATGAATTTTATAGGCAATTTCCTAGAACAGAATCACATGCTTTTAGAGATGAAAGCAAGCAGTCTTTATTTAATTTAACTAAAATATATCAACAAATAGATTACAATGATTCCTTAATAAAAGATAGATTTCTAACAAGAGGTTCTTTTTCTTGGAAAGATGGGATAAAAGATACTCAAGTTATATTTAGTCCTAATCAAAAAGGTAGATTTTTAATATCATGGACTCCAAATAAACAACTACAAAATAATTACAATACAAGAAACGGCTTAAAATTACCAGGTAATGAACACATTGGTGCGTTTGGTTGTGACAGTTATGATATATCAGGTACTGTAGGAGGTGGAGCATCTAATGGAGCATTGCATGGACTAACAAAGTTTCACATGGATGAAGCTCCTGTTAATGAGTTTTTTTTAGAATATGTGGCTAGGCCTCAAACAGCAGAAATGTTTTTTGAAGATGTGTTAATGGCTTGTGTTTTTTATGGAATGCCTATACTTATAGAAAATAACAAACCTAGATTGTTATATCATTTTAAGAATAGGGGTTATAGGAAATATAGTATCAATAGACCTGACAAACCATATAATAAACTTTCTATAACAGAAAAAGAATTAGGGGGTATGCCTAATAGTTCTGAAGATATAAAACAAGCACATGCAGCAGCAATAGAATCTTATATAGAAAAATATGTGGGATTTGATTTAGAAGAAAGTTATAGAGATCGTGATGTAATAGGTTCTATGTATTTTACTAGGACTTTAGAAGATTGGGCTAGATTTAATATTAATAATAGAACAAAATTTGATGCTTCAATTAGTTCTGGATTAGCTATAATGGCTTGTCAAAAAACACTATACCAACCTTTAAAAACAAAATCAAAAATAAAACTTAACTTTGCTAAGTATGATAATAAAGGAAGTTATAGCCAAATTTTAAGATAAATGAAGGACGTAAAAATAAATATTAACTCTACAGGATTTCCAAGTCAATTTGTTTCTGATGCAGAAAAAGCATCACTTAATTTTGGATTACAAATAGGACAGGCTATTCAATATGAATGGTTTAGAAAAGATGGTGGACAAAGTAGATTTTATAATCAATGGGCTGATTTTCATAGATTAAGACTTTATGCTAGAGGAGAGCAATCTATACAAAAATACAAGAACGAATTAGCTGTAGATGGAGATTTAAGTTACCTTAATTTAGACTGGACTCCAGTACCTATTATTCCAAAGTTTGTGGACATTGTAGTTAACGGTATGGCCGACAGGATTTTTACTGTAAATGCTTATGCTCAAGATGGAATGTCTTTAGATAAAAGAAGCAAGTATCAAGTTAATCTTGAAAAAGATATGCTTGCTAAAGATATGATGAAGAAAGTTCAAAAAGAGTTTGATGTTAATACTTTTGCTATGTCTGAGGAAGAGATTCCAAATACTTCAGAAGAGTTAGCGCTTCACATGCAAATGAAATATAAGCCATCTATAGAAATAGCTGAAGAAGAAGCTGTTAATACTGTATTGGCTGAAAACAGATATAACGAAACTCAGAAAAGATTATACTACGATCAAACTGTTTTAGGAATACAAGTATGTAAAAATACTTTTCAACCCGGAGCCGGAATAAAAGTAGAGTATGTTGACCCTGCTAGTGTAGTGTATAGCTATACTGAAGATCCTAATTTTCAAGATTGTTTTTATTGGGGTGAAATTAAAACCCTTCCAATTATTGAATTAATAAAAATTGATCCTAGCTTAACTAGGGTTGATATGGAAGAGATATCTAAATACAGTCAAAGTTGGTATGACTACAATAATACAGCTCAGTATTATAATAATAGTTTATTTAGCAAAGACAGTGCAACTGTTTTGTTTTTTAATTATAAAACAACTAAAACATTTACCTACAAAAAGAAAGTAAATGCAGCAGGAGCAGAAAGAGTAATTGAAAAAGATGATACTTTTAATCCTACAGAAGAAATGATGGAGGAAGGAAACTTTGAAAAAATTTCTAAAACCATTGATGTTTGGTATGAGGGAGTAATGGTTATGGGTACTAGTATTTTACTTAAATGGGAAATGTCAGAAAACATGGCAAGACCACAATCCGCATCTCAAGAAGTATATCCAGAATTTGTAGCTTCTGCACCAAGAATGTATAAAGGAGCTTTAGAGTCTTTGGTAAGACGTATGATTACATTTGCTGATTTAATTCAGATTACACACTTAAAATTACAACAAGTAATATCTAGAGTTGTTCCAGATGGTGTATACATTGATGCTGATGGATTGAGTGAAGTAGATCTTGGAACAGGTCAGGCTTATAATCCTGAAGATGCATTAAGGATGTTTTTCCAAACAGGTTCTGTTATTGGTAGAAGTTATACTCAAGATGGAGATTACAACCAAGCAAAAATTCCTATTCAACAACTTAATAGTAATTCAGGTCAAGCAAAAATTCAAAGTCTTATAGGTAGTTATAATCATTATATGTCAATGCTTAGAGATGTAACTGGATTAAACGAAGCAAGAGATGGGTCTACTCCAGATTCTTATGCGTTAGTTGGATTACAAAAACTAGCTGCTTTAAGTAGTAACACTGCAACAAGACATATATTAGATGCAAGTTTACAAATGTCACAAAGATTGTGTACAGCATTATCTAGTAGAATTGCAGATATGCTTCAATATTCTCAATTTAAAGAAGAGTTTGTAAATCAAATAGGTAAGTTTAATGTAGGTCTAATAGAAGAAATTAAAGATTTATATTTAAGTGATTTTGGAATATTTATAGAAATAATTCCAGATGAAGAAGAAAGAAAATTACTAGAGCAAAATATTCAAATGGCTCTTCAAAGAGATTCTATAAACTTAGAAGATGCAATTGATATTAGAGAAATAAGAAATATTAAATTGGCCAATCAAGTTTTAAAATTAAAACGTAAAGCTAAACAAGATTTAGAACAGCAACAGAAATCAGCAGCAGCTCAACAACAAGCTCAAATAAATCAGCAATCACAGCAGATGGCAGCTCAATCAAAAATGCAGCAATTCCAAATGGAAAACCAAGCAGCTATACAATTAGAGCAAGCAAAAGCAGAATTTTCTGTTAAAAAAATGCAAGGTGAAGCCGCTATAAAAGCTGAGTTAATGAATTTAGAATTTAACCTCAACATGAAACTAAAAGGAGTTGAAGTTGAAGGATTAAAAAGCAGAGAAATTCAAAGAGAGAGTGCTAAATCTAATAGAATATCTCAAGCAAATACAGAACAGTCTAAATTAATAGAGCAAAGGAAAAACAATTTACCTCCAGTCAGCTTTGAATCATCAGAAGATAGCTTAGATGGTTTTGATTTAGCTGAATTTGAACCTAGGTGATTTTATTAAAATTAAATTTAAATTATATATATAACTTTGTAAAAAATTAAATCAAATGGAAATTAAAGTATCTGAAGTAAACCCTTTAGAACAAAAGTCAGTTCAAGAGGTAGAAAAAAATCTTTTAGACAAACATGAAAAAGAATTAAACTCTAATGAAGAGATTGAATCTGAAAACTTGTCAGAGGTAAAAGAAGAAGAAAAAGAAGAAGTTTCTCCAACTATAAAGGATGAAGACGTTCTTTCATATATTAATAATAGATATAATAAAGACATATCTTCAGTAGATGATTTATTTTCTCAAAAAGAAATAAATGAAGAACTACCAGAGGATGTTTCTAAATATTTAAATTTTAAAAAAGAAACTGGTCGGGGTTTTAATGATTTTGTAAAAGCCAATAGGGATTACGATGATTTAAACGAAGACCAAGTGTTAGCAGAATATTATTCTTTAACAGAAACTGATTTAGATAATGATGATATTCATTACCTAATTGAAGATAAGTTTTCATACGATGAAGACTTAGATGATGAAAAAGAAGTTAAAAAGAAAAATATAGCTAAAAAAAGAGAACTTTCTAAAGCTAAAAAGTATCTTAATGATTTTAAAGAAAAATACAGCGTTCCTCTTGAGTCAAGTGGGAAAGCTATTTCTGAAGAAAACAAAAAGGAACTTGAAGCTTACCAAAGTTATATTCAAGAATCTAAAACAGTTCAAGAAGCTAATCTTAAAAAGAATGAGTATTTTGAAAAAAGAACAAGTGAAGTTTTTAACTCTGAATTCAAAGGTTTTGAGTTCGAAATAGGAGATAAAAAAATAGGTTATTCTTATGGAGATGCACAGGAAATGAAAGCGAAACAAATGGATCTGAATAATTTCATAGGTAAATACCTAGGAGATGACGGATTGATTAAAGACGCAAAAGGTTGGCATAAAGCAATTAGTGCTGCAATGGATCCTGACCGCTTTGCAAAGTATTTTTATGAGCAAGGTAAAGCCGATAGTGTAGGAGATATTTCTAAACAAAGTAAAAACATCAATATGAAGATGAGAGGTACTCCACAAGCAATAGGTGAAACAGGATTTAAAGCAAGACAAATTAATGACGCATCTGGAAAAGGTTTAAGAATAAGAAGTAAAAATAAATAAATAACAATTTTAAAAATTAAAAAAAATGGCAGGATCAGTACAGAATGTTCCAGGGTTTGACTTACAGCCAAGCTCAGAACAAGTCTTATTACAGACAAATTACATTACTAACTTTGATTTCTTGAATCAGTATCTTCCAGATACTTACGAAAAAGAATTTGAACGTTATGGAAACAGAACAGTAGCATCATTCTTAAGAATGGTAGGCGCTGAAATGCCTTCTAACTCAGACCTTATTAAATGGGCAGAGCAAGGAAGACTACACACGAAGTATACAAATGTAACTTCAGCAGCAGCAGTAGAAGCTAATACAGCAACGTTGACAATTGGAGATGCCTTAGTACCAGGTTCTGGTTCTATAGCTATTCGTGTTGGACAAACAATTATGTTGTCTGACAGTACTGCTAACTCAACTAATAGTAACAAGGCAATTGTAACAGCAGTAGATACTGCAGCAGGAACAGTTGATGTAGCTTATTATGAAGCAGCAGGACAAACAATGGCAGCAGCAGTTGTATGTTCATTGTTTATTTATGGTTCAGAATTTCAAAAAGGTTCTATCGGAATGCAAGGTCAACTTGAAGCTGATGATTCTATATTTGAAAACTCTCCAATTATCATTAAAGACCGTTACGCAGTATCTGGTTCTGATATGGCTCAAATTGGATGGATTGAAGTAACTACAGAAAACGGTGCAACTGGATTCTTATGGTACATGAAATCAGAACATGAAACTCGTTTACGTTTCGAGGACTACCTTGAAACATCAATGGTTGAAGCCGTACCAGCAGAAGCAGGTGGTGGAGCAGCAGCAATTGTAGAAGGAGTTGCATCTGGAGTAGGTAACAAAGGTTCAGAAGGTATGTTCTATGTTATTGAAAATAGAGGTAATGTTTGGGCAGGTGGAAATCCTAACGCATTAGCAGATTTTGATGCAATTATTTCTCGTCTAGATAAGCAAGGTTCTATTGAAGAAAATGTTATTTTCTTAAACAGAGACTTTGGATTTGACATTGACGATATGTTAGCATCACAAAACTCTTATGGAGGAGGTGGTACATCTTATGGTCTTTTTGACAATGACGAAGAGATGGCTTTAAATCTAGGATTTACAGGATTCCGTAGAGGTTATGATTTCTACAAAACAGACTGGAAATACCTAAACGACCCAACAATGCGTGGAGATATCGTAGGTGGAGCTGTTAATGGTGTTTTAGTACCAGCAGGTTCAACTACTGTATATGACCAAGTATTAGGAAAGAATGCAAAGCGTCCTTTCTTACATGTTCGTTACAGAGCTTCAGAAACTGAAGACAGACGTTATAAGACTTGGATTACAGGTTCTGCAGGTGGAGCAGCTACTTCTAGCTTAGATGCTATGGAAGTAAACTTCTTATCTGAAAGAGCTTTATGTACTTTAGGTGCTAATAACTTCTTTATTTTCACAAACTAGAAGTAAATTATTAAAAGGGAGTGAAATTAAGTAGCTCCCTTTTTTTTATTATAAATTAAATTTAAATTCAATAAAAATGGCAGTAAAAAAGAAACAAGTATTTGTAGATAAAATTTACAAATTAACACAAGACAAAGCACCTTTAAGCTATACTATTCCTTCAAGAAATTCAAAAAGAAAATCATTATTATGGTTTGATGAAGAAACTGGAGAAAATAAAGCATTGCGTTATGCAAAAAATACAAAAAGTGTTTTTGAAGATGAGCAGGATAAAAATGTTATTTTAGAGCCTATCGTCTTTGAAGATGGTATGTTGTTTGTTCCAAAACAAAATCAGATATTACAAAAATTCTTATCTTATCATCCATCAAACGGAAATATGTTTGAAGAAGTTGATAAAGAAAAAGATGCAAGTGTAGATGTAGAGTCTTTAGATTTGGCACTAGAGTCTCAATTAATAGCAAAAGAACTAAGTATTGAAATGCTTGAAACTATTGCTAGAGTTGTAATAGGTTTAAGGATTGAAAATTTAACCTCTTCAGAATTAAAAAGAGATGTTAGGATGTTTGCAAAAAGATACCCTAATGACTTTATGGAGGCTATGAATGATCCTTTATTAAAGCTTCAAAACAAATGTGCTAATTATTTTAGTGAAAATCTTTTAACACTTAAAAACAAAAAAGATGTTTATTACAATTTAAAAGGTAATAAAAATAAATTACTAACCGTTCCTTATGGAGAAGATCCATTATTTATAGTGGCGTCATTTTTACAGAGTGATGAAGGGTTAGAAGTTTTAAAGATATTAGAATCTAAAATGAAATAATATCTTACAATAATTATATATAAAGAGGCTTCAAAATATGAAGCCTCTTTTTTTGTATCTTTGTGAAAACGATTTTATAAATGGCCTCGATAATAAACACAGTAAGAGCTACTGTTCTTTCAATTGCTAATAAGAACAATTACGGGTATATAACTCCAAATGATTTTAATTTGTATGCAAAGCAAGCTCAATTAGATATATTTGAAGATTACTTTTATCAGTACAATAGTTGGATTGTAAAGCAAAATGCAAGAGTGTCTGGAAGTAATTATGCTAATATTGTAAAATCATTAGTTGAAGTTATAGATAGCTTTTCATCTACTAAAGGATTAATAAACACAGGAATCAATTTATTTGATTTGCCTGATGATTACTATTTGATAGATAAAGTAAACTACTATCCAAATATTACTACTACAGGAACTATTACTTTTCCTTCAATTGGAACAACTTTAATTGATTCGGCTGCAAATTTTTTAGGATTAGTAAGTGGTTCAATTCCTGTAAAACCAGGTATGTTAATAACAAACACAAGCGCAGGAGGATTATATTCAGGAGCAAGTGCATTTGTCGTTAGTGTAGATAGCAATACTCAGTTAACAATATCAAGTAATGATTTTCTTACTGGAAGTTTTGGAGATACTTCTTATACTATATTAAGTACAAAAGGTATTACAGAAGTAGAAAGAGTTTCTCAGAATAAAATATTTTATTTAAATTCTACGCCACTTACATCACCAGGTCTTTTATTTCCTGCGTATGTATTGGGTGGGGCTAATAATATAAACACGGGTAATACTATTACTGTTTATCCTGAATCTATTGTTAATGCAGGTACAGTTGTTTCTCAATATATTAGATACCCTAAAGATCCTAATTGGACATATGCTACATTGGCAGCAGGGGAGCCTCTGTTTGATGAGTCAGCAGCTGATTATCAAGACTTTGAATTACCTTTATCAGATCAAGTTAATATTATAAATAAAATATTACAATATGCAGGTATGTCTATAAGAGAAGTAACATTAACTCAATTTGGTCAAGCACAGCAGAATATGGATGATAGTCAAGAATCACCTAGTTTAACATCATAAGATATGGCATATATAACAGATTATCAATACTACGAAAATGGAGGACTAAATCCTGAAGATGAAAATTGGGGGTCTTACCAATATGTATCTTTAAATGATATAGTAAATAATTTTATAGTTATGTATGTTGGAAACGACAAACTAATTAATAATGTTGAAAGGTATAATATTTTATTTCATGCTAAAAGAGCTGTACAAGAGTTAAATTATGATTCTTTAAAAGAAATTAAAATTTTAGAATTACAAGTTTGTGACACATTAAGGTTTGTTTTACCTCCTGACTATGTAAATTGGGTTAGAATATCAATGTATAAAAATGGAACGTTATTTCCATTAACTGAAAATATTCAAACTAATTGGAGTAATGCATATCTACAAGATAATAATTGTAGAATTTTATTTGACCAAGATGGAAATATTTTAAAGCCTGAAAACTCTACTTTAGATATTGACAGAATAACAGGAAGTAAAAAAAGCATATACTTAAACCAACAAAGCGCATATAATGGACAGGAGGGTTATTTCTATAATGGCATATGGTACTTTGAATATCCTGTTGGAGCAAGATATGGATTGAATACAGAAACAGCAAATGCTAATCCTACATTTAAAATAAATAAAAAAGGAGGTGTAATTAATTTTAGTTCTGATGTTTCAGGTGAGTTAATAGTTCTTGAATATGTATCTGATGGAATGGAGAATGGAGATGACTCTGAGATAAGTGTAAATAAATTATTTGAAGAGTTTATATACTCTTACATGAAGTATGTAATACTCTCAAGTAAATACGGTATTCAAGAATACATCATAAACAGGTCTAGAAAAGAGAAATCAGCACTCCTAAGGAACGCAAAATTAAGATTGAGCAATATACACCCAGGAAGATTATTAATGAATCTAAGAGGTCAAAATAAGTGGATAAAATAGTATGGCTAAGATTCAAAAGAATTTCATAAAAGGACGAATGAATAAAGGCGTTGATGAACGATTAGTTCCTCAAGGTGAATATGTTGATGCTTTAAATATACGATTAGGTTCTACTGAAGGAACTGAGATTGGAGCTGTAGAAAACTCAAAAGGAAATGAGCTACTAGTGCAGCTTAAGTTTGGTGGTCAAGCATTAAGTAGTAATGCTAGATGTATTGGAGCTTTTGAAGATGGCGGTAACGAAACTATATATTGGTTTATTAATGATCCTACTAATCTTATTTCAACCGTAACAGGGAAAGTTGATTTAATAGTTTCTTTTAATGCTAGATTAGGTTCGGTTTTTTATCATGTAACATCTACTTCGGTATTAAATTTTAACAGTAAGTATTTAATAAATGGAGTAAATCTTATAGATGGATTGTTGTTTTTTACTGACAATTTAAATCCACCTAGAAAAATAAATGTAAATAGAACTTATTTATCTCCCGTCTCTGGTGTAGATAATATTACAGAACAAGACATTGGTGTTATATTAGCACCACCATTAAATTCTCCAATTATAGAGCAATTTAATTTAGGGGGTGATGAAAACTACATGGAAGAATTATTCCTAAGTTTTGCATATAGATGGCAATACGAAGACGGAGAGTACTCAGCTATATCTCCGTTTTCACAAACAGTTTTTAGTCCTGGTCCTTTTAGATTAAATTATAGTACGTTTGATAATGCAGCAATGGTTAATTCTTTTAATAGTGTAAGAATAACTTTTGAAACAGGCGGCAGAAATGTAGTTGCAGTTGATGTTCTTTTTAAGTTTTCTACAAGTCAAAACGTAAATGTAATAGAAAGATTTAAAAAAATAGATGAAGGTTGGTCTGATAATCAACCTGAGAATATTACGTTTACTAACAAAAAAATATTTACAGCATTACCTGCAGAGCAATTATTAAGACTTTATGATAATGTACCTCGAATTGCACAGGCTCAAACATTAATGGGCAATAGATTGATGTATGGTAATTATGTTGACGGATATGATGTCGCTAACAGCGTGGGAAAGCAAATAGACTTAGACTATGACTTAACGGTTATATCAACTCCTTTAAGCGCAGTTGAAATAGAGGCTACAAAAGAAGATACAAACTACAATATAGGAATATCCACAGAGGTTGAGGACGCTACAATAACAATAGATTTTGGAGGGTTGGACTTAATTGAAGGTGCTCAGATAGGTGTGGAGTTTAATTACAGAGGAAGTAAGTTTAATGGAGATTCATCTTATGATGATGATGGAACACAACCTGAAAATACATTTGTTTTTACATTTTTGTTTAATCTTCAAAGAGATTATTTAAATGTTAATGATTTGGCTAGTAGCACAGAGTTTAAAATTGCGGTAAGTGAATTTGTAGACCCTTCTGTATCAAGTTGTTTTGATGCCGCTTTAGTGGATGGAACAAGAGGTTCTTCTTTGACCGATATTTACAACTGTCAAATAGTGGGGAGACCAGAATGGGTTTTTGATAAGTTTGGTATAACTGAAACAAATCAAGGGTTTGGAATTACAACTTCTTTAGGAAGCGATGAGATAGGATTTACTCTACCTGCTTTAAGATTTAATAAACTAAACCTTGCTGTTGACCCTCCTGTTTTTTACAATCCACCAATATTAGCGTATGAGTATATCTCAGCTATAAATGGAGTGGGGTTATACTCTAAAGATGCTTCCAAACAATCATTGCACAGTAATAGAGACTATGAGATTGCTATCGTTTATATGGATGAATATGGACGTAGTAGTACTGCATTAGTAGACACAGATAACACTGTTTTTATTTCATGCAGTAGCTCAATAAATCAAAACAATATTAGGGTTAAGTTAAACAACTTACCTCCTTATTGGGCAACAAAATATAAATTTGTTATAAAAGAATCTGAAGGAGAATACAGGACTGTTTACTCTCAAATATTTTTTTCAGAGGAAGAAACAGGTGATGTGTGGTTTAAAATTGAAGGAGACAACAGGGACAAGATAAAAGACAATAGTATTTTATATGTAAAAAGAGACACCACAGGCCCTGTGTTGAATTGTGCTAGTACAAAAGTTTTAGAGTTTGAAAGCAAAATAGAAGATTTTTTATGTAAAAAAGATTCAGCTGGTGAGCCTATAGATAGTAGTTGCCAACAACCTGCTGGAACATACATGAAATTAAGACCATCGGGGTTTAACGCAAGTGCGCCAGCAAATGCTTTTATATCAGAAAATGATAGTAAAGATGCAGTAATTATTCCATTAGGAATATTTAAAGATTATCCTGTAGCAACAGTAACTACTAGTGTTCAAGTTCCAGGTTCAAATCCTGCATCTTTTGAGCCTTACACTATTCCTGCCGGAAGTATTATTCAGATAAAATTAGATGCAAACAGAGATAAAAACAGACTCGTTAGTAGTTGTGGTAGTCGTACTTATAAATATGATAAAACTTTTACATCTAGTAATGACTATGATAGTTTATACGATTGGGCAGTAGGAGATAATATAGACTTTACAAATGGTGAAACAACAGGTTCAGATAATAGCCAAAATATAGTTTCTTTTGATGAATTTATATATGGTTATCCTGTAAATACTGATCCACTTAACCCACCAATAGAACGTCCTAATGATTCAGGGCAAAGTGTTATATTTTTTCAAGAAGAAAAAATTGGTGGAGTACCTACAGGTAGACAATTTATGTCTTTTGGTTCTGGTACTCCTCCATGTACTGGTATTACTATAAAAAACTCAACTGTAAGAATTGAAACCATAGTAACTAGAGCATCAACTTTAATGGTGTTTGAGACTGAGCCAATACCTGCTAATGATGAACTATATTATGAAAATGAGCAAACATTTGACATTGTAAGTGGATTTCATTTATCGGGAGATGCCGATGCTGACCAAAATCAAACAGCTAGTTTACCAGCTATAATAGACTTAACATTTTTTAATTGTTATACTTTTGGTAATGGTGTAGAAAGTGACAGGATATTAGACGCTTTAGTAAAACCATCTTTATCATTAGGGGAAAAAGTAACGTCTGTTGCTGAAGAACAATATAGAGAAATACATCGTTTTTCTGATGTAACCTATAGCGGTAACTTTAATCAAGAAACAAATCTGAATAAGTTAAACCAATTTAATTTGGCTTTAGCAAACTTTAAGACATTAGAGACTTCTTATGGCCCTATTAGAAAAATGCATGCAAGGCAGACAGATATACTTATTCTTCAAGAAGATAAAATATCCTACCTTTTAGTTGAAAAGAACTTGCTTTCTGATGCGTCAGGAGGTGGAGCATTAACTTCTGTGCCAGAGGTTCTAGGTAAACAAATTGCTAGGACTGAAGAATATGGAATTAGTAATAATCCTGAAAGTTTTTCCTCCTATGGCCCTAATGTTTATTTTGCAGATGCAAAAAGAAGCAGCGTAGTGAATTTAAAAGGAGAGTCTAGAGGAGGTGTTGCTGATAAGCTTTCTATAATTTCTCAAGTAGGTTTGCGTTCTTGGTTTAGAGATTTATTTATTGATTCTTTTGAAACTCAAAAGCTTGGAGCATTTGATCCATACATGAATGAATATGTATTAAGCTCTAATGATATTTTAATACCTCAAGTTGAAATAGATAGAAACTGTGGATATACTTTATTACAAGAAAATTCTATTGCTCCTATTTCTTTTAATTTAGATTGTACAACTTTAATTGGAGATGTGTCTATTGATTACGCAATTTCATCAATAAATGGAGTAAATATATCTGTTAATTATAATGGAGTTAGTGTTCTAAATAGTAATGTAGTAGGTTCAGGAAGTGTTTCTTTTTCAAAATCACAAACAAATCCTATTTCAGCACAGGTAACAATAACTCCGTTAGGAGCAGCAACATATGAAATGACATTTGGATGCCCTCAAGGAGAGCAGTTAACAGTTACTCAGATTGTTATTAACTTTGAAGGAGAAGCATCAAAAACAACTACAACAAGGTACAGATGGGAGTTCGCAGGAGACTCTAGTCCATACAATACAAATTCTATAATACTTGAAGATGACGGGGTTTCATTGTTTGAGTCACAAACAAATCAAACATCATTCGGCTCTATACCAACTGAGGGAGCTACTATTACAATGCAGAGTAGACAATTAGCAGGACAGGATTTTGTATTTGACTCTACTAAAGATAAGTTTAAGTATTTAGTGTCTAATGTTGAATACACTAAAGGAACCATAAACGCTTTGTTGCCGCTGTTAAATACTGCCACACCAATTACAGGAGGCCCTTTAGACTATAATGCATCTTTTGTTTATAATAATGCATTTAACACTGATTTCCTTTACCTTGTTTGGGACTTTAGGGAGCCGACAGCAATTGAGTTATGTTACAACCAAACAAACGAAGTAGATGCATGTTGCAGTTGCTTTGAAGTAAATAAGTATATTAATTCAGATAATTTTTTAACTGCAACTGCGGTTTATAACGATGTTGATTTAACGGTGTTAGCACCAGATGGATTCTATCAATCTGCAGGAAGATACAGACAGCAATTACTAGGTGTTTTAGGTCAGTCTACAGCTTGTCCTGATTGTAGTCCTAGGTCATTGTATAGAACAGATGAAGAAACTACTGTTTGCGATAACTACTGTACTAGTTCGGCTTATGACATGGACATAGAGTTTACAACAATTCCTGCAAGAGATTATGATAATCTAACCAATGGAGACGAGATTCTTGGGGGTCTATCACCTAATGGCTTCTATGCGGTTTCCCCATACATAGCGACTACGGGTGCTCCTAAAGGCTTATGGAAAATATTAGAAATAGAAAATAATATAATAATCGATATTAGTAAATGTGGAGCTACTCAGTGTCAAACTTTATAAAAAATAATTATGGAAAATTATACCTTAACATATAGTGAATCTGTAAATGGATGGCCTTCATTTTACAGCTATTTTCCAGAGATTGCTTTGGGAATGAATCAGTATTTATACTCTTTTAATAATGGAAATCTTTATAGGCATAACACTAATGAAAGACGAAACAATTATTACGGAGTTGATTATGAATCTACAATAACCAGTGTTTTTAATCAAATGCCAACAACATCAAAGGTGTTTAAGACTATTGAACTGGAAAGTGATGATGCCTGGAACTGTGAACTAGTATCTGATTTAGGAGCAGGCTACATGCCTGACAGTTACTTTGTTGAAAAAGAAGGTGCGTTTTTTGCTTTTATAAGAAGACTAGAAGGTGTTAATAATTTAGCCTTAAGATCAGCTCAAGGATTAGGGACACTTTCAAGCGCGACAGGTGTAGGGCCAGCTGTTATAACAATAACATTTGATTTTGCCATTGATTCAATAATGAGTATTGGAGATGTTGCTTTTACAGATTCAATAATTGGGCCTGTAGAAATAGGAGCAATAACAGTCATAAGTCAAGATAGAAAAACGATTACAATAGGAGCTCCTACATATGTAGGAGCTGTTCCTAGCCCATATATATTTTATGTTAAAAATAGCGTTGCTGAGTCATATGGAACATTGGGGTATTTCTTACAATTTAAGTTAAGTAATTCAAACCCTAGTGCTGTGGAACTTTTTACTGTTGATTCAGATGCGTTCAAAAGTAATCCTTAGTTTTTTGTATCTTTGTTTTAATGAAATTTAATATAAGGAAATTAAATCAAGAAGATTACGACTCTATTTTAGTTGATTGGTGGAAAGATTGGAGATGGACACCACCCTCAAGGGACTTCTTACCAGAAAATGGTGAAGGAGGTTTTATTGTTTATGACGAAGATATTCCTGTATGTGCAGGATATATTTACTTGACAAATTCCAAAGTAGGTTGGTGTGATTGGGTTGTGTCTAATTTTAAATACAAAGACAAGGGGAAAAGAAATATAGCATTAGTTAAGTTGGTATCAGCATTAACAGAGGCTTTGACTATACATGGTTGCAAATATTCTTATGCCTTAATAAAATCTGATTCACTGATAAATGTTTACAAAGAGATTGGATACGGTGAAGGAGATAAATACACAAAGGAAATGATTAAAAAATTATAATATGGCAGCAGTAACATCAATAGTAATGGCCACAGTAGCAGTAGGTGGCGCTGTATATAAAGGAGTTCAAGCAGGTAATGCTGCAACTGAGGCTGCTAGAGAAGCAGGTAACCTTAGAGTAGAGCAAGACAAACTAGAAAAAGAAGCTATAGCTAGTTTAGACCAAGATTTCTACGAGGCGGTTAGAGTCAATACAGACATATATGATAAGGCTTTAGAGGTTTCTAATGTAAAAGGAGCTGAATTAGTACAAGCTGCTCAAGAAGGAGACCAAAGAGGTATTGCTGCAACAGCAGGAAAAGTAAAAGAAATTGAGCAAGCTGGTTTAGGTGCTCTTTCTGATAAATTCTCTCAAGATAAAACAAACATAGATTTAGCTAGAGCCAAGGCTCAAGAAATGTCAGCTGCTGAAATAGCGGCTATGCAAGACGATAGAGCTGCAGCGGCAGGAGTTAGATCAGATGCTTTAATGGCGCAATCAGATAAGTTAAAAGGAGATGCCATAGATAATTTTGTTGCGGCAGGAACTACGGCCATCACTAAAGGTGTTGGAATAGCTGATGAGATTTCAGGACTTAAAGCGCAAGGAGCTATAGACAAGTTGGTTGCAGGAGGAATGACTATTCCTGAAGCTCAAAAAGTTGTAACTGAACAATCTAAAAGAAACACGAGACTCTATAACAGTGGGAAAATGGATACAAATGCTTTTACAGGAAATAAAATAAATCAAAATACAACCATTGAAGCACCCCAAGTTAACAAAACAACTATAAACACGCCACTAGTTAATCCATTTACAGAAGGTCAATTTTCTAACATGTTCCAAGGTATATTTGCATTAGGTGCACAAGGAGGACAAGAACAATTAATAGGTGAACCAGATCCTTTAAACTTTTATAACCAAAATTAGATATGGGTAACGCATTAGACGCAGCTAGAATTTCAATCGCTAAAGGATTTACAGGGGTAAGTGACCCTACATCAACTTTGTCAGCAATTACAAAGGGTATTGAAACAATTTCTGATTGGAAAACAAAAAGAGAAGAAGCTAAAGAAAAATTAAAGAAAGATACTTCTGATGAATACTTAGCGGCAGAGAAGAAAGCGTATGAGAATATGCCTACCGATAAAACTTTTAAAACTAATGTTTTAGAGGGTTTAGAATCTTACAAGGAAAGATTATACACCAACATGAAGTTAGTTCAAAGAGGTGTGGTAAGCAATAATGATAATCTTATATTTCGTGAGAATGCTACTCAAGGCATTGGTATAGTTTCAGATATGCAAAAGAACTATGCTAAAATACAGGAAGATTATTTAAAAGGAGCTAGAGGATATACCAAAGAAGACGGTACGTTTGTAAATCCTATATATGGGTCAGGCGCAGCAGCTTTGAATGATATCCATGTACAAATGAATAACCCTGATTTATATAGCCTTACTTTTAATGAAAAAGGCTCTGCTGAAGTTGTAATGTATGAGACTGAGGTTGGCCCAAACAGTGTAATGATTGCCAAAAGAGATAAAAACGGAGACAGAATTCCAGTTAAAGGCGCAGATGGAAAAAGAGCTTCAAACATAAATGCAATGGCATTTGATGGGGGTAACAATCAGGTGATGGGGATTATAGATTTAAATGCACAAACTTCCAAACTAACTGGTGATGGAACTGTTTTTCAAAGAGACTTTGAAGATGTAATAAGAAAAGGGGGATTATTGGGAGTTATATCTAACGACATTAAAACAAATAAGAAAGAAGGATTATCAGACTTAATAAAAAGTACCGCTGCTTCAATGATTAATGGGATAGATTCACAACTTAGCGTATTGACTGATAACGGCCCTAAGGCTGAACAATCACAATCAATGAGTCCAGCTATGTATGCTAGGTTAACGACTGAACAAAAAGCCGAAACAATTGAATACAATTACTTTAATTTTGAAACAGGTAAAATGGACACGGGAGAAAAGACTAGGTTCATACCTCTTAAAATGATGTCTAACAATCAGTATGTTCCACAATTTCAGGAGAGAGATAAAGAGGCTTATTCTAATATAACAGAATTCTCTATATATAACTCATTAGGAAATAGTTATAGTGGGGGAACTAAAGACTTTGATCCTTATAGAACAAGTAAGACAAGTACAGATAACGATAAAAACACAAAGATTGGTAGAGTTGAATTAGCTAAAAGAATAGCTTTAGGTGGAAAAAATCAATCATCAGCATTTCAGGAAATGAAGTCAAGTGGTTTATATACTTTTGAAAAGGGATTTAACGAAATTTTAAGTAATAGTGAAGTAAAGGAAGTTACAGACCCAGAAGGGAATACAAGAAAAGGTGAGGTATATAAAGTTCAAACTCCAAGAGGTGTAGAAGAAATGATTGTATACCATACAGATGAAGATGGAAGTACTATATCTTTACAGGAAAGAACACAACAAACTTTAGGTCTTATTATGACAAATCCAACAGAGACTAAAGACTTATTTAACACATACATAGGTGAAGGAAACAACTTTGATGAAGAGTATGATTCATCTATATTTAAACCAACTACCGTAAGTGCTGGCCCAAAAACTTCGTTAAGTATGGAAACGATTGTTGAAGGTAAAGGGGAGAAGGCTATTACATTAAACGATGTGATAACAGATGTTATTAAAACAGCGGATAATGCTACACTTCGTGGTATTGATGATGATTTACTAGTTCAAGGTATTAGTGGCGCTCTTAATCAAGCTCTAACTAAGTCTAATCAAAAGGTTGATGGTCTTAAGGTAACTCATGACGGTGATGACAATGTAACTATAACAGGTGTGAATTCTCAGGGGAAAACAATAACTGTTACAGGTATACAATCATCAACAGTTCCAAATGAAATGAAGGTTGAGATAGATGCAATTCTTAGTGAATTCTTTCAAAACTTAGGTTCAGATAAAGACTATAACGCTGGTGGAAGTTTAGATAGTTTAGGAAATTAAATAAAATAAATAATTAATGGAAGAATTATATAACGCACTTGTTGAACAAGGAAAATACACAAAGTCTTTTGAAGATTTTAAAGCACAGTTTAGTGCGCCTGAAAAAACTAAAATGCTTTACGAGTCATTAAGTAGTTCGGGGGATTATACTAAATCTTTTGAAAAATTTACTTCTCAATTTGGTTTTACTGAAAAAAAAAATCAAGTCGATACTCCTTCAGGTGGTCAAGAGGAAGTTACGGAATCCATTACAGAAACGGAAACAATTCCTGGCTCTTCGGATTCTTTAGAAGAACAAGATGATTCACCCGTAATACAAGATGACAGCTCTGATTCAGTCCCATTTGTTGAATTTCCTGTCGTAGAGGAAGAGATTGAACCTTTAATTCCTGATGCACCTAATAGAAAGGGTGTGTTAAATAATGAAGACGGAAGTGTGTCTACTCATAAAATGAAGACCGAAACCGATGGTCAGGGCAATTGGTTTTCATTCCCTACAGTATTTCAAAATGAAGACGGAAGTTTTGTTGACATGTCTGAAGAAGCAGAACAAGACTGGGAGCCTGTATATGAAGAAGCCAAAAAGAGAGGAGAAGTTTCAGATTTTGGAACAGATAAGGAGTCTGCGATTTCATATGGAAAAGGTTCATGGAAGCCTTCATATGATTCTAAGAAACAAAACAAACTGCTATTAGATTCAGGTTATTTAGCTTATGAAGAAGAGACCTCAGAATATGCAAATGTAACTGATACTATTGATTTTGACAAAGAAGGTGTAACCCGAAACATAATACCAGAAAGGGAATATGGATTTATTAATCCAGAGACAGGTCAAAAAGAACTTAAGAAAGCATCAGAGCTTAGTCCAGAATTATTAGAAGCTGTTGAAACATACGACACTGCAACTAATGATGTTGAAAATCCAAATTACTTAGATGTTGATCTTGATGAGGGAGAAGTTGGAAATGCTAACTCATTTTTAAGAGGCGTTATTGAAAAAGATGGCGGAAATGTAACAGATTATTTGAAGTGGGAAAAGAAAAATACTAGGAACGAAACTGGTGTATATAAGTGGATGAAGAATGTGCTACTTACCGAAGAACCTGAAAAGTTTTTTGAACAAAAAAATTATTATGAAAAAGTTCAATCATATAAAGCTGCACAACTCAATCAAATTGCTAAGAGATTAGCTAAAAACGAAGCACAACTATCTCTGACCTCTGACCCTAAACAGATAAAAGAATTAAAAAGTGAAGGAAAGGAATTAGTAAAAGAATTTAAAACAAAAGCCAAGAGTATTTCTACTACAATTAATGATTTTCCTGATTTTAAAAAAGAAACAGAGGACACTGACTTAAGAAGAAGGAAAGCTATGTATGAGGCCGCTCAGGAAGGTGGAGCAGCTGAAGGAGGTCAAGGATTAGTTGAAATACTTGCTACCGGAGGAAATTCTTTAGCTGGTTTTGGTCTTGATTTTTTAGCTTCTGTACCTGCTTTTTTTGACCAAAGGATTGCAACTATAGGAAAGGGAGATGATAAGTTTGATGATAAAGGTTTTTTAAAAGGTCTTGAAGAAATGTTTACTGACAGTAAGGTGGCTCTTGAAACATCAACTGGAGCAGTAAAAAGAAGTGCTTTTTTAGACGGAAAGCCAGTTCTTAGTTTAGGAAAAGAATATATTGTTGATGAAAACGGAACAGTATACGATGCGAATACAAACATAAGGATGGACGGGATTATTTCTCCTGAAAAAATAAAAGAAATACAAACTTTATCTAAAGATGTTACAGAGACTGTAACTAATTGGACAGGAGGTTCTGTAGCTCAAGGAGGTGTAGGTATGCTTGTACACCTATACGGCTTAATTAGAACATCAGGAAAAGTAACAAAGAAACTAGGTTTCAAAGGCCCAAAAGGAGCTGGTTTAGGAATGGGACTTACTTCTTTTGCAAGTGGTATTACGGGGAATGTTGAGGACGTAAGGTCTCAGCTAGTGGCTTCAGGTATGTCTGAAAAAGAAGCTATGGATATAGCTGTAAATGCAGGTCAGGCCATATCTACTTTAGATGGTATATTTTCTGGATTAGCAGGTGGTAATCAAAAACTACTAACAGGGTTTACAGGAGTTAAAGAGCAAATAAAAAACTTAGCAGTAAAAGAAGGTACAAAATTCACAGTTAAACAACTTGTAGATAAGGGTAAGGGTTTGTTAAAAGAAAACTTCAAAGAGGTTGTTATTGAAGAACTTCCAGTTTATGCTTCTGAAAAGGGAATAAACTACTTGGTAAACAGACATATTGGAAATGAGGTATTAAATGATAAGATAACAAAAGCAGGTATAATGGAGACAGTAGTTATGACTGTAGGGGCTACATCTGGTTTAGGAAGCAGAAAGTTGTTGTCAGGAAACAGAAGGTCTGACCTAGTTAGGCTTGCAGCGGCAAATGTAAAAGACCTACAATCTACATTAGATGTTTTGGTTAAAGAAGGTTCTTTAACTGAAAAGGAGTCTTCAGACGCATATACAGAGATTTATAATATGCAGTCAGCAGAGTTAAAAACTCAAGGAACTATAAAGGTTTCTGAAAACTTAGAGCCTGCATCTGACTTATTAACTCAAAGACAAAATTTAATAAACAAAAAACAGGGACTAGAAGGCCCGGGTAAAGATCGCATTGATAAACAAATAGCAGCTGTAGACCAGCAACTAGATGCTCTTTATAAAAAAGACGAATTACAGGTTCAAGAAGAATTAACTAAACAAAAAGAAGAAGATGCCATTTCAAAGCCAAGCACAGCAATAGAGATTTCATTCCCGTCAAATCCGTATTATTTTGAATATGAATCAGAACAAGACATACCTAATAAATTATTAGGTATTGTACCTATTTCTAAATCAGAAATCGAAGTTGATGGTAAAAAGAAAATAAAATTAACATTTAGCGGTCAGCAGTTAATTGACGCAGGACTTGCTACTAGCCCAAAAACAGAAACAGATGCCATTTCAAAGCCAAGCACAGAGGAGCAAGTGCTACAGGATGCTCCAACAAGCAAAAAAGAGGGGGGAGACTCCGAAGTGGAACTGCGACAAGTGGGAGAAGGAGACGTTGGACAAGTCACTACCGAAACGCAAGTCGAAGAAGGTGAAACGCAAGCCGATAAGCCTAGCGACACGACTACGGAGGGAGATGCTGAACAGTTAGTAGAACCTAACTCAACAGAGGAAGGTATGAGTGTGAACAAGGAAAGAGTAGACTCTATTGTTGATGGTATAGTTAAGAAAACAAAAAGCCGAAACGTAGGAGAACAAACAAATCCTCAAAAACTTGCTGATAATGCAATAGAATATTTAAAAGGTTCTAAGTTATTTGAACAAGCAACAGACACGGAAAGAGAGACAATACTTAGAGATGTTAGCAAAAAGCTAGGAGTAGAAATTAAAGCTCCTACTGCTAAAAAACTTTTAGGTATAAAAAGAATTGGGAAACCTAAAACTATTACAGTAAAAAGTGACTATGCTGCAATGAAGAAAGATCTTCAGAAAGAATCGAAGGTTGCTAGAGATGCTAAGAACGATGTAAACAAAAGAAGAAAAGGTTTACAAGGGGCTATAGATTTGGTTTTGAAAACAGGTAATATTACAACTAAAAAAGCAAACTCATTACTTAAAAAAGTTTCTAATGTAAATTTATATAACGCCAAGAAAGTTCAAGACGTAATAGATTTTACTACAAGAGCCATGAATGATGCTGAGTATTCTAATAAGTTAGATAAGGCTAAGAAACTTCAGGCATCTATTAAGAAAAAATTAAAGGGTAAAGAGGCTGGACTTTCTGACGCTGCAAAGAAATTTACCCAAGTAAATCCAAGCAATGTAAACGATATTGATACATATTTAGAAAAAGCATCTGAAATTAGTAATGGTCTTAAGCCAACTAGGAAACCATCTAAGGGGAAACTTAAAGTAAGTAAGCCTTTTGATATTAAAAAAATTGAGGAGTATTCAAAAAAAGAAACTGAATTAGAAGCAGAAAGAAACTATGAGTTAGCCAAAGAGTCATTTCAAGAATTAACAGGGCTAGAGCCAGGGGACTTAACTCTTGACCAAATTAAAGAGATGTTGTACGAGGTAGACGGTTCAACAACCACTTCTGAGGCAGATACAAAAACTCTTAAAGAAAAAGAGGCGGCAATTGATAAAGCAGCAAATAACGCTTTTAAAAACACTAAGATAAATATAAAGGAAGCTATTAAGTCAGGGGATATGGAGCTTAGTAAATCCCAAAAAACTTTGATTGGTAATTTCTTAAATATGGACTTAAGTGTAATGACTACCAAGCAAAAATTGGAGGCATTAGATTCAATTGTTAATTTTGAACTGAACCAGTCTACAGGGGGAATGGAGGCTTCTTTTAAGCAGCAAGTTGGTAATAGTAAAATTAATAGTTTAGAAAATAAAGGAGTTAAAAGTGCTGACAACAAATCATTATTTGGTTTAGGTAAATTTTGGAACAAACAAATATCCACTTTACCTAATGTATTTGAACTTACATTTAAGTCTCAACAGAAAGGGAGAATGGTTATGGATGCTTTAGGACTTGACGGAATAATAAACGGTAGCGCAAAGGCTCAAAAAGAAGCAGCTAAAACAGAGAAAGATTATGCAGATACATTTGCAAAAAAGAAAATGCAAGACGGTATATACTTTGACGAATTTAATGATACTGAAAGAAGTATATTAGCAGATGTAAGGAGATTTACTCCAGGTAAAGAGCAAAAGGAATTTGAAGATAGTAAGAATCTTATTAAGCAAACTTACGAAAGACTTATGGCTTCAGGAGACAAGTTAAAAGTTAAAAAGGGTGAGATTGTTAAAGCTCAATATGACAAACTTATAAAGGACTCTAACTCTATAGCGGACGTTGAAAGTAAAGCAGACCCTGCAAATTTAGATGGAGTAAAATATGTTACTGAAATTTGGGCTGAAAAATATAACGAATTAGCTGATACGTCCTTGAACGTATATAACAAGAATCTAGGAAAAGACACTAACTATACCCCTAGAAATATTCAAAAATTAAAGCAACCAAAAGCAGAAGATGTAGATATAACACAACCTGTTTTTAATCCTGAAGGAAATAAAAGAAAAAGTGCTTACGACAAAAAAACAGGAGTTTTAAAAGAAGCTACTAAACCTGGGGCTCTTGAGGCAGGAGATGTATTAAATTTAAGTTTTGATGCTCAGAACATGAGTAATTATAAAGCTGCTTTAACTGATATATATACAGCCCCTTCTATACAACAAGTGAAAGGAGCTAGAGAGTCAAAATCTTTTAACGAAGTTTTTACAAATGAATCAGCAAAAGAAATAATTAATGACAGAATAAATAGTTATGTAGATTCTAAACGAGGTAAAAAATATGTTGATGGTTCAACAAAAAGAACTTTAAATCGTTTGAATAAGGTTGCTACATTAGGTGTATCTAGAGTTTTAGGTGGGCCAACTCAGTTTGTAAAACAAGTAGTTCCTATTTTTAACACAATGTTTAATGCAGGTCTCAGCAATACATTAAAAGGATCTAAGTTAATTTTTGATGCTGAGGTTCAAAAGGCTATAGACAATTCAGGCTTACCTATTGCTAACAGGGGAATACAATCTCAATCAGATATTGAAAATGCTGATAGTAGAATTAAAAAGAAAGCACAGACAAAAGGAGGTAGAGTAATTGACGCTGCTGATTCAATAAATAAAAAGACTCTTGAAGCTTTCTTGGTGTATCCCGATGTTCAGACAGCAAGAGCTTCTTTTATTGCTTATTATATTCAGCAAGTAAAAAAAGATGGAGGAGATACTACTAATATTGATTGGTCTAAACCATTAGATAAAAAAGCTGCACAGTATGCACAGCAACAAGTGGATAGGCAACAAAATACATCTGACCAAGACCTTCAAGGAGATTTGTTTACTGACCAAAGATTTTACCCACAACTAGTTCGTAAAACATTATTCCCTTTTGCAAACTTCTTGTTGAATCAAAAGACAAGAATGTATTCAGATATAAATACTTTAATTAATAACCCAACTGCTCTTCCAGGTGATAGGACTAGAGCGCTTAAGTCATTAGGGGGTTTAGGTGTAGAAACGGTAATGTTTAATGCTATTGGTTTAGGAATAACTCAAGCATTAGCTGCTGCCGCAAGATTAATATCAGGAGAAGAAGAAGACCCAAATTTAAATAGATATGCTAATAAAAGAGCAAGGGAAGAAAAGAGAGATAAAGAGTTTAGTCAAAGATTAATAGGTAGGGGTGGAAATGCATTAGCAGATGTTCTTGTTCCAATACCTATTTTAAATGACGAAAGTCTAAATCAAATAAACGGATTAATGAGTTTATTTCAAGACGATGAGGATAATCCATTTCAGTTCTTTGCAAAGACAGATAAAAAAATAATTGACATGTTAGGTACGTTGGGAATAGGAGGAAAGAAAGCAGTACTACTTGCTGATATGATTGAAACAATTGTTACAGGGAAAAAAACTAGTGTTTTTATGGGTAGAGAGAGCAGTGCCGAAATAGACCCTGAAAAATTAAACGCCTTAAAAATGACTACTATGGCTTATGCTATGCATTTAATTGGAGTTCCTGTTTTAAATTCAAGCGAAGTAGGATATGTTGCTGAAAGAGCTTTTAAAGATATAGGTAAATCAAGAGAAATAGAAAAGAAAGTTGACTACATTGTAGAGGCTGAAGCTGTACTAAATGAGAGGGGTATTGAAAATCCTTCTCAACAAATGATAGATAATGAAGCAAAGCAATTAAAAAGAATAGGTCAAGGTAAGGAGCGAAAAGCTGTGAAAAGTAATAGCAAAAGTAAAGATGATAAATCTTTTTCACCAGCTTCTTTTGGTGATGAAAAAGGAAAAAATAAAAGTGGAAAATCGTTTAATCCTAAATCTTTTTAACCTTATCAATTAACTGTTGTAGTTTTCTAATTAAAGAGAAGTTGGGTTTATCTTTCAACTTCTCTTTTAGTATTTGGTCTCTAATTTGTTCAGTCATTTAGTTTTTTTATTTTCTCTGTTTTTTTAACTGAATAACCGTTACGTCTTAAAAGATCTGTAGCCGTTTTTAGTTCCCTTTGTTTTACTCTGTAGTGTTCAAATATTGAATTGCTTATTGCCATTTTATAGAATTTAAATTAAAATATATGTGTTAGTCTTGCTACTTGTCCATGATCCATTGAGTGAATAAATCCTTCTACTGCTTTTACTCCTCCTATCCCATATCCTTTTCTGTGATGCCAGGAGTCTGTTCCGCTTGGAGACCTCAACGATTCAACGGTAATACCATGATAGTCTTTACTAGACTTGTGGTGTATGTGGTGTGTGTAAACATAACGATGTTTCGTTTCTGCCCACCACTGAGGAAACTCATTAGCCATTATAAGGGGTAAATCAGCCTGCTTCGCTCCATCTCCGTGTGTTGTTCCGATTAAGTTTTTACCGTACTTAAAACCCTTCCTATGGGCTATTGAGCAGTCAAATGTAATGTTATTGTTTTTCCTGAACCATGACTGTATAGAATCTGATAACATAAAACCTGATATGTAATCGTGGTTACTTGGGTTATACACAAAATGTATGTCTGCTATTGAAAGCAATGACTCAAGTACATCTACATAAAGTTTTTTTGCTGTAAGGAAGTTCTCGTACCACATTCCATCTGTGTCTTGTGGTGTTCCTGCTGTTGTCTTTCGGTGTGGTTCATCGATGTGAAGGATATCATTACCTCCTACAAATAATATCTTGTCTATATTAAAACCATTTGCTTTTTGAATTATACCCTGTATTCCTTCCTTCACTCTTCTTACTGCTATCTGTGAGTTATACTCTTCTCCAGTCTCAAATGATGATGCTAGTTTTCCGATATGTATATCGGCAGGGTCTATAACTAATAGGTGTGGATCTTCTTGTTTTGTTCTTTTTATTTTAGGATAAGAAGGGGAGTGCTTATCCATTGACTTAATGATATCTTCTCTTACTTTGTCTAGAGATACACCATTGTTTTTTACATGAAGTGAAAAGCTTTTTCCTTTATACCAGTAATGATTAACATCACTTAGTGGTATTCCATTAGTGTCGCATTCTACTTTTAAGGCTCTGTGAGTGCTTATTATTTCGTTCTCTTCCTCAGTAAGCCTGGGCCTAAATTCTGGTTTATTGTTTTCCATGTTTATAAATATACAAAATAAAAAGCAATTATTTTAATCTACTAAACACAAAAGCTCTTCGTTTAACTTCTCTATCTTATAAAGTATCTCTTCTCTCCTTGTGAGATCAGGTGTAGAAGTAATAAATTCTACCTCCTCTAGAGTCTTTTGATATGTAATATTTAGAAGCTTATCAATCTTAATTATATTTTCAAATGTTTTTATTGCATATATAATAGTGGCGTGATCTCTTTCAGCCATATCTCCTATTGCTTGGTATGTTAACAGGAATTTATTTCTTAATACACAAAAAAATATTCTCCTAGAATCCACATACTCTCTTCTCCTTGTTTTTTGAAACATATCGATAACACGCATTTCTTGTTCAATAAATGTTTTTATTTTACTAATTTGATTTAATTCTTTTGATGTCATTTTATATGAAGGTTTTGATTTATGTCACTTAAATATTGGTCAAGTGTTATTTGAAATATATCTATAAGAATACAAGATGAATTCTTATTTCTTTTAGAATAAGAAAACGTAAAGAATGTTGGGGAATTTTCATCATCGTGAACAACCCCTGATTTTATTTTCATCTTTCCTTTTGTTGCAGGTAACCCAACTTGAGTATCTATCTGATCTGCTATTTTTATCTTGGTTTGTGTTTCAAACAAATGCATTTGCATTAAAAATTGTTCTTCTACTTCAAACTCATCCTCTATATACTTCTGTTCTGACTCCATGATTTTCTAATTCTTTTAATCTATATTCTTGTAAGGCAGACACCCTGCCCTTTGGCTTTTTTATTTCTGAGAATAGGACACCGCAGTTAGGTGGTATTGCTACAACATCAGGTATTCCGTTCTTATTGGTTTTAATCAACTTAATAACGTAGTACCCTTCAGCTTCCAACTGCTTAATCCTCTTCGCTTGTATTTGTTGCTCTGTCATTTAATTTTAAAGGGGTGCTCTGTGTCGCTCCGCAACGACCAAGTTTAAAGAGCTAATAGTTACACCCCTTGTATTAGTTTAAAGTTAATAAGTCTCTTTTAAAATGTTTTAATGTGTAATCTTTTTTCTTACTTACTGCCTTGTATATTTTATCTTCAATACCTCCCTTTGTAAATATCCAAAACACTTCGTTCTCAGGTCTATCCTTGGTTGTCATTCGGTCACGACTCTGCCAATAACTTGTTGCACTAAAGTCTATGTTGTAATATACCAAGTACTTAGCTTTTCTTAAACTAATACCTTCTCTACCACTAACAATCTGCAAAGCTATAGTCTTATCCGTTGTATTAAATGTCTCTAGGTCTGTGCATAACTGGTCTCCGTAAACTTCTTTTAGACAGTTTAATTCTTCTTTAAATTTATAAAATATTCCTATCTTATTAGCACAAAAGTTATTATATATAAATTTACCCTTGAAATTATTTAGAACCATTGACTTACCACTTTCAAACTTCACAGTTCCGCTATACATCTGATGTAGCTTCTGCATTAGTTTAACGCCTGTATCAGCCAATATAACATCTTCCTTTCCTTCTACTACTAAATACTTAGAAAGTCTGTTACAGAGGCTGTGAATAGATTCAGGGGCCTCTACTTTAAGTATTGTTTCTTTTATTGTAGAATTAAATCCTGCTTCTTTTTGCGTATATGAAATCATATACTGATTCATCTTATCTAGTATCGATTGTTTCCCATCTGAGTAATCGTTAACCATAAAAGAACCTATTCGTTTTGTCTTAGCTACAACATGTTCTTTGGCGAACTTGTAGAAGTTTGTGTGTTCTCTAAATGGGTTACCAGCTATACCATATATCTGATGATACATTTGACTAAAAGATTCAGGTGTAGGTGTACCTGATAATAGAATAACGTATGGATTGTTTTTCATTATCAAATCCTTAACCTGCTTTGCTCTTTTACTTGGCTTTGGAAAAGCTCCCATACTATGAGCTTCATCACACACGATAGCATCCCATCCTTTAATATCTATCTTATGCAGGGACTCGTAGTTTATTACAGTTAATTCAAACCCTGGTTTTAATAAATTAAAGTCAGACTCTATACTGCTTATAGCCTTCTTCTTTGTGATGAACAAAGCCTTGTTCACACTCATAATCTTGTTTAAGATTCCTAGTGACGTTAGTGTCTTGCCTGTTCTAACTTCCATAGATAAGTATACGAAGCCATTGTCTTTTAATATATCAGATCCTTGACTGATTATATCTTTTTGATAGTTTCTGAATTCCATTTAATTTATTTTATTAGTTATCGTTATACGGTGTTGTATGCAATTAAAAAAGACATACAACAATGTATAAAAGTAATAGCGGTGTTCGTTGCTGAACTTTAGTCTTCGTCTAAGTTAAGGTAACATCCAAACCCTTAACGCATTGGTACGATACCGCTACATACTCTTATACTAACCGTTGTATGCAATTAAAAAAGACATACAACAACGTATAACAAAAATACGTTCACTTCTTTTTTCTACTATACCAAAGCATCATTAATGGTATCATAATAAATGCTAATCCTAAAAATATTTGTTCCATAATTCGTTCTCTTTAAATTTGTTATTCAATCCGTTGGTGTTAATATTTTTGCCAATCATTGTTATCTATTTCATAATCTGCTAACATCATTCCCTTTCCGTTTGGGCTATGACTTTCTATTATAACCTTACTTGCCTCCACACCTTTTACAACTCCTGTATATCTACCAAAAGGGCTGTCCATATAAACTTTGTCAAAAAGACTAAAACCAACAACGTTTATATCACATTGCTTTTTAGTATTTTTATTTTCTTCTATCATAATATCTAAAGTTGTTTATTCTTAATTTAATTCTGGGAGAGCAACGTGCCATACACAAATAAGTTAGGCTTCATTTGGGTTTGTTAATAGTATATTCCTAACCCTATCAATATACAATTTACACTTACCGCATTGCTTTGTTTGTGGTTTAAGTATAGGTTCTTTGCATTTGCAT